GCCTACCAGCCGCATCTATTCTGACAGATTCTGTAGCACTTCCAGCGGCAAATAATATATTGGATTGACTTCTTATACAAAAATCATTTGTGGCAGAACCTGTAATCATATCATCAGAAGAAGTAGCAACCTCAAAACCAGCTTTAAAATTTGTTGAGTTGTAAAATCTTAATTTTAAATGGTCTGTTGCTTGTATGTCTAACATTCCTCCTGTCGAAGCATCAGGAACCATTCCAATTCCAAGTTTTGAAGTAAAATGACTGCTTGTTTCATTTACAGTAAGTCTCGCAGTTCGATTTGTGCTTCCTGTAGCAAGTTCTAATTTGTCACCAGTATGCTGATAGACTATTGAACCTTGCAATGTACCATCTTCTTGAAAGTCTATAATGGCAGTACGACCAGAGGTTGATTTAAATTGAAGTTTTGGTTCTCCACCCGAACTAGACTCTATAATAATAGTTGAATCTGCGGTAGATGAATTACCAACTTGTAAATCACCTTCTATTATTTCATCATAAGCACCTGTTCCATTACCCTGTACAGTTAAGTCGCCTGTAATGGTAACATCACCTGAAATAGTATTACTACCACCAAGAGATACATTCAATCTGTTGTTAGAAGTATCAAGTACAGCATTTAGTGCTTCTTGAGATGTGTGAGAATTTGCGGCTACGGAATTGCCTGAAGAATCTAGAAGTACCTTATTTAGTACTTCTTTTGTAGTAAATTTATTTATATCTGCCATAATCTATCCTATATTCCTCCACCACCGCTTAAAAGCATCTATATTGGTTAAACTAAATTAGGGACTCTAACAACCCTACTTCCACCTGTTTTGTCTTTTTTTCTTACACCGTATCTATGAACGGCATCTTTAAAATTTTTCTCATGTTTACTTGCCATCATCATTGATGCTTGCATCGCACCAGCATCTCTTGATGAACCAGCTTTATCCATATATAAACACTTTTTTACGTAATCAACAACAGCTAACTCTAAAGTGTTATCTATATCTAAACTATCTGTAATTGCGGTTACGCTATTTGGTTCTGCATAATAGTGTATCAATATTCCATTTGTAACTGTTTCAGATATAGCTTTAAATTGTTTTCTAGCAGTAGTTCTTCTGTTTCCACTAGAATCTACTCTTGTTACCAAAGCAAGCTTATCACCTTCTATAAAGTACATTGCTTGATTTTCTGGAAATTTTATGTTACTTGCCATATTTAATCCGGTATGCTTGACCCAGTATTATCTGCATCAATTAATAATAAATTTTTATCGACTAATCTAGGTATTTGTATATAATCACCCTCATTGTCCATTAGGTAAACTCTAGTTACTTGATTTGCTTCAAGCTTATTGTTGCTAGAGTCTTGTGCTCCATCAGCTAAATCGTAATATAGTTTATCTGCTACAGTTGATATTTTAGCATGAACTACTTTTGTTTTATAAGTTCCTATCTCAACCAAAGCATCGTTGATTAAATTTAGTATATAAGTTTCTGGAGCATCTGGAAAAACCAATCTTACTCTACTTATTAATTCTTTTACAGTTATTGAATGTACTGCCATTATGCACCTACCAATCTAGCTAAACCTTTTTCATAATCAGACTGTAGCTTTAACTGTTGCTTTTCATACCAAGAATACTCAGTATTATCAACATTTAACCTAGCTTGTATCTCACTTGCATGACCCTGAGCCGCAGACAAGTAAGCGTTTATTTCTTTTACTCTCATATCCCCTATTGCATTCCACTCTGAGAGATGAACCTGTGCCCTACTTATTTCTGTTTGAGCGATATTTAAAGCTGATGTTACAATCTCAACATCTTCTTCTGCTAATGCTCCATAAGCATCTGTTGTAGCTGTAGGCTCATTACCATTAATAACATCTTCAGCATCATCTAAAGCAGACTTAACCCTTGTAAGTTGAGAATCATTTGTAAGGAAAGTAGACTCGTCTCCAAAAACAGACTCACTATCTGCGTTTTCAAACTTACTAACAGCGGCAGTAGCTGAAGCTGTTCCATCTGCTAATGCATTGTTTAACTTAGTAAAAGCATCTGATATATTGGTATTATTGTGTTTTGCTGTCATTAACTGCTGTAAAGCTTTTATAGAAGCATATAACACTACCAAGTACTCAGCTTCATCTGGAAAATTTGCTATTGTGCTAGCACTACTTGCATCTACAGTAGGAAAAGAAACAAACTCAACTTCTGCTGTTTGATTTGCAGTAGGAGTTGGATATACTTCTAGAGTATTATCATATATAACATATGCAGGGTCTGTTGCTGTTGCTAGCTCCATGTCTGAACTATCTTGTATCCTTCCTCTTTTAAAATTACTGACAAGTCTACATGGCCTTTGTATTCCGCTACTATCTGCATCTAATCTTAAAACTCCTAAAACCTTACCTTTTGTATCCATGTTAGATAAAGTTGAAGGAGAATTACTTAATGTAGATTTATCAGCACACTTATATAGTAAGTTACTTGGAAGCGAATTAATTATTTCTTTAGCACCTGCAGTCATGAAATCATCCATAGCTGTTTGGTCTGAAAAAGTTCCAACTAAATCTTGTATTTGAACATCAAAATTAGCCATTAATTAACACCTGCCTGTCTTACTCTTTCTTTCCACACATTGTTTAACTTCTTTGTTTTTTCTTTCTTCATCTGGTCTATATGACTATCCATACTAACTTCAGAAAATTCTATGTCACTTCTCTTCCCAGCTTCACTCATCATGTATAAGTTAGTTGTAAATATAGCTTCAGATGCTTTCTTACCACAAGCTCTGCAGTAGAACCATCTTTCAGGATTTGGGTTTTTACAATGTACACAATTCATATTATTCCTTTTTAGATTCGGGGGCTACCCTTTATACGATAACCCCCACAGTTCTAATTACTGCTTAACTTTATTTATTCAGTTTACGATGTGGTAAAACCGTCGTTAATAGCAGACATTCCAGAAGCTACATATTCACCATTGGTAAACATCATTTCTAAGTAGTCTCCTTTTTGAGATGCCGCTTCTACAAGAACATTAGATACCTGAGTACCTGCTGTTGAGTTACCAACATCACCACCGCCATCAAAAGCAACTAAGCTTATGATAGCACTTCCTGCCGCAATAGTAATATCTGCAGTTGGAGTTTCTTCTTCTACAATAAACTTGTAGTAGATTCCCTCTTCAGCAGAAGATGCAGTTGGAAGGGTAATTGAGTAAGCACCACCAGCAGAATCAAGCATGAAGACTTTTCCGCTATCATCATTAGTCAATGTTCTTGCGGCTGTTATCTTTTCTACTTTTTTCTTGTGACCGTATGTTGCACCACTATTCTGTTCTAATAAACTTGCTCTAGCCATTATTAAACTCCTTCTAAGTTGATTAAGTAGTGACTTTCAGGAAGAGAAACTTCCAATCCAGCCTCTGTTAAAATCATATCTTTACGAAGGTCTTCGTCAGCAGACTGAACATTAGTCATGATTTGAGTATCACGATTAACTCCATTACCTACTAATGGTCTATAAGCTACATTATCCATATCAACCATACATAAGAAACCAGAAGCAAATCCTCTAAATAGAGGCTCTTTAACTAGATTCATTGTACCGTGAATAGTTTCAACCTGAAGAACAGTATGTCCAAAAGAACCTACTGATTTTTCAATATTGTAACGAAGTTCGTTAGCAACAGACTGGTCAACAAAAGAAGTTGAACCAAGCTTATTGAAAAATGTAATTACAGGTAAACTCGCAAGAGCTAGCTTTGCATCAGAACCACCACGAGCAGGGTCATACACTACTTCAAAGTCAGATAGAATCCTATCGTATGTTAATTCAGAAGTTGCAGAAGACCTATAGTAAGGGGCTCCTGAAGAGTAAGATAAAGCTGAGTCATCTACTACTGCTGTACCATTCTTAATGATGTGTCCTGCAATACCTTCAGTATACTGAATACCTCCAACTGTTGCCTGCTGTCCAAACAGCATAGCACGCTCAATGTCTATCTTGTGCTCACGTAGCTTAAGATTCCAAATTCTTTGGAACTCATCTGCGTATCCACGATAGCGAGTTGCTCTTGCTGTATTAGACATTTCACAAGCTGTTTTAAATATCTGAGTTAATCCAGAATCGCTTTCTAGTTCTTCTGAAAATACATCTGGTGCTCCAGAACCCTCAACAAAAGATGTACCTATAACAGTACATTTTGCATTATCGGCTCCTGTTTCAGCTCCATCAACTGAAGATATTGTTTTTCCTTGAAAAGAAGAGGTAGAACCATTATCAACTGGAGCAGATTCTACTCTTACGATTATAGTCTCAGGGGCATTGCTTTCTGCATATTCTACAGCAAATACCATTCCCTTAATAAGGAAGTCAACTGAAGCTCCATCTGAAGTGTCCACAGTATATGTTAAACTAGAACCAGCCGCAGGAATACTGTGAGCACCTGCTAATAAGAAACTTCTATCTGTCATAGAAATCTTGGTTCTATCTTCTAAAAATCGGAACTGAGGGTCATCCGTAGGAACTTTGGCTACCTTAGAGAGATACACGAAAAAAGGTGATTCATCTGGGGCCAACTCCGCTACACGGTCTGAGAAATTGAACAGTCTACGAGTGTGAAAGCCTGAAGAGGCTGTACCCGGGTCGCCAACATTCACAATTCCTTGATTGTAATTTGCCATTTAGGGCTCCTTGTTATATTTGTTTTCTATTTGAAATGCTCATAACACCCTTCCAAACATCCTCTAATTCATTAGGTTGTTCAGGGGCAGAACCTTGAACCACACCAGCCGTAGTTGGAATGGTCTTAGTCTTTTGAACAGCTTCTAAGTTTGGCGATACTTTTTCTTCTCCACCTTTATGCTTTCTGTACACATCAACCAACAAGTCCAAAGGAAGTTCTTCTCTTGGTGTCGTTGCAAACTGTATAAAATCATCAGCCATATTCGGGTCTGTAATGCCATGCTTACTAGCTAGGTCTTGCTTTAGGTTGTTAATTGCCATTTGTTGCTGAAACCCTGCCATCTGTTCTTGAACAGCTTGCTGAGCAACAGTCTTTTCTTGTTGCACCCTCATCTCATAAGAGGGAGAACCCGGCTTGTAATAAGCTTCCCAAGGGTCAAAAGAATCTTCTGTAACCTTAGGGGCTTCTTCTTTACTAGCCGTATTACCACTAAGTGTGTTTCTCATAGCCTCAACAACATCGGGTCTGTCTTGTAAAACTTTTCCCAACTGTTGATACTTACGAAGCTCCTCGACTTCGTTATTGAGCTTATCGTAATCAGCAGATTTCTTGTCATACATTGATTGAAACTTCTTAGCCTCATCTACGACTTCTTCTCCTTCAGGTGCTGGAGCTTCTCCTCCTACCTGTTCTGGCTCAACAACTTGTTCTAAAACTTCGCCTTCCACGCCTTCTATTGTGGTATTTTCGTGCATAGTGTTATCCATTATATTCCTCGATTTCTTTTAGTTAGCATCACCTAATTAAAGATGTCTGTAAAAGCAGAACCGGGAATTGTTCCCACTACTTCTGTTTTCATTAGCTTACAGCCTGTGTTTCTGAATCAACAATTCTTTTTAGATTATCAACTTGAACCTTAGTTTTAAACTTGGTATCATTCTTGATTTCATTAAGCCTGCTCTTGAACTTCTCAGTTTCAGCCCTCTTTCTTGAATTAAGCGTTTCACGCTCTGCAGTCTGGAGGTCTCCACTAAGTTTCTTAACTTGGCTTTCGAGTTGTTTGATATAAGATTGCATCTGAGCCATTTGGCCCTTTCGCTGTAAGACACCTTCTTTGTCAAAGATTTCAGTTTTCTTTAAAACCTCGACATCATCTACCAGATTCATTCTAAACGCCTCAAGGTAAAGCTGATACTCAGCCATTCTATTTGAGGGTAGAGTTGAACCGGATATGATTCTCACATCATAATGCCCCACCGTGATGTTGTTTGTGATGGCATTAATTTCCTGACTTTTATCATCATACATATTTACCGTAAACTGAGTAATATCATTGTTTGGCTGTACGATTCTAAATGTCTTGGAGTAAGTGTAATGACCCTTGGCTAGGTTGTATAAACTTTTACCTAACCTTGTCAAACTTCCTTCAATATCCCTTAACTTAGACTTGCCACGAGTCTCGCCCATTTCAGCAAGCATTGCAGTACCACGAACTGTTTCTGGAGCTGATTCTCTAAAACCCTGCATCAACTCTGGGATACCAAAACTTAAATCTATATAGTGCTCTATTCTGCTCATTAAATTATAAAACTCTCCTGACAATGATTGTGGGGCAGGGAAATGAGGTGCACCGAACTCAGGGTTATAAGGTATGACAGCATTAGGCCTAGCCCAATCCTGCTCCAACTGCCCCAAATCATCTACGCTCCCCTCTGGAACCATAAGCTTTAGTCCAGCAGAGGCTTGAGCGTGTGAGAGAGTGAGAGAGAAAAGCTTATTTAAAAGTCTTTGTGAATCTTTTACTTTTGATATATCTGACTTTGGATAAGGTGTACCTGTCCAAATATTAGGAACTGGTATAATCGGATATATGTCTGTATTCAATATCTGTTCGTACAAAAGAATGTTACCTGCAGTTGCACAAACTTTAATTCTTGTTTGAGTTACCTCTACTATCTCTATCATCTCAGCTTGCATTAGCAACTGAGCATTTTCTGATTCAATAAACTGATTATACTTATCAACATCTAGTATAACTTCTGAACCATCTTGTTTGTTAAATACCCTATAAAAAGGTACTTTTACTTTCATAAATCTTTCTAGTATTCTATACTTATTAACTCTGTTGTATTCTGATTCATATGTAACATCTGGAGTAAAAGATTGAGAAGAGTTTTTTCTTCCTGACTCAGGATAGTCTTCTTCATCATAATATGATTCTAGGTCTTGTAAAAAAGGCTCAACTTGCGGATACATGTTTACAAGTTGGTCTTCAGTTAGGATGGTAGATAGTATAATACCAGATGCATCGTCTGCATAACGATGTCTTGAGGCAGGGTCTACATAAACTCTAAATGGGTCTACATAAGTATACTTAACTTCACCTCTTCCATAATCAGCTTCAGGGTCAATATACGCATACAAGTAACCCATACCTGCAGTAGCATAATCATGAACAGCTTGCTTGAATTGAGTATCTCCATCCGATATATCCCATATGTACTCAAGTATAGTTCTCCAAACATTAGATATTCTACTGTCTGAGTCTTCTCTACCTACTGCACTATACTTAGGAGACCTAGAAGTCAACAATGATTTTAGTTTTTCTATTGCCGCATATACACGGTCAATAACAAAATCACCTTGACCAACTGCTCTTAACGCATCTGATTCTTCTTGTGAATAATGATTACCTAGAAAAAAGTCTACAGAGTCTCTAGCTTCTACATCCCATTCAGACCTAGCATCTCTCCACATTCTCCATAGCTGTCTGTTTACTTCCGACTTCTGTACTTCGTTCTTTTCTAACTCTCGTATACTAGAAATAGATACACCTACCTTTTTGGTGGTGAATATACAAAGATAAATATATACAATGCAAGAACTTTTTTATATTTTTTGTCCAGTTACCCAAGAGATAACTCTTTTGGTTGTTTTTGACACAGACTTAACTGTTTTGTTTTCTAGAAAATCCAATGCATCGAACTTCTTACTAACAGGAGGCCTAGCTTTATTTATAGCATACCACAAGCCATCAAGTATGTCATCGTTCTTTCCTTTTGGAAATTGAAACATTTCATCAACTAAACTATTGTGACTTCTTTTTATAAACATCTTTCTTCTGTTTACTATTGGTGCTAGCAATGACTCCAACCTATCTTCTTTTTTTATACCGCTAGGAGGTCTAACACCTAATGCTATACCCGGAGCAACCTTTCTTTCTTTACCAGATAAACTATTAACAGCATCTTTTATTATACCCTGAGCACCAACATGTTCAACATTGACTCTTTTTACAGGAGAAAACTCTCTAGCGTATTCTAGTATTTGTTCTGGCATATCATATAAAGGAATATGTTCTCTCATGTAATCAATGACATATATGTTTCTATCACTATCTATTCCTATTACCATAATAATCTGATAGTCACTAGACTCTGTAGCTTCATAAGCTAAGTCAACACCCATGTAAATATTTACAGGTATAGCATCTTTTGTGTTTACAAGGTATGCATATCCATCTCTGCTTTCAAACTCATGGTCATAATATTCAAGTCTATCTGTTTTAAACTTTGCATTTTCTAAATCTCTTGCTTCATTAAGATATTCTTGTGCAAACTTATGTGCTAAACCTACATCTTCAAATCTTCTTCTTATATCTAGAAGTTTTTCTTTTGAAAAGTAACTAGGCCAAAGAACTGTACCATCTGTATCTATAGCCTTATGATATATAACATCCCATGCATAACTTCTCTTGTCTCTTTCTGCTTCTACATATCCATCGTATATACTTTGCAAGAATGAATCATAGTGTACTATTGTACCGATTAACCATATTGAACCTTCATTACCTTTTGAGTTTTCAAGTGCAGGTTCTACTGTTGACATAACCCACTCTTTAATCTCTCTTCTTCTATCTGGTGTTTTTGTATTTAACTCTGATTCAAAGTCATCCAATATAATCTTAGTATATCTCAATCCCAACTGAGAACGACCACGAAGTCTCTGTGATGTACCTTTTGCTATAACCCTATCACCTTTACTAGTTGTAAACTCCTTTTCAGTCCACTTACCCCCTTGTATGCTACCAAAGTAATAGTTAAGTGCAGGGTTTGTTTCTATGTGATTTTGCAAGTATTTGATATGGTCAATAGCCTGAGACTGTTCCTCAGCAACCCAAGCAATAAATTCTTTCTTTCCCTCTGGATTAAAGTAAAGATGGTATAGTAATGCTGTCTTGGCTAATGTAGACTTGCTATGCCCTCTAGGAAGTATGATGCAGTTTCTTTTCTTAGTTTCATCTAACAATAAATTATTTAATTCATAATGATATGCGGCAGGAGTTGACTTCATAAAGTCATCTGGTAAGAACAACTGACCAAAGGATATAATATCTTTTCTTGCTAACTCAAGGACTCTCTCTTTGTCAGACACATTGTTTTTGTTTATGTTTACTTTCTTAGGTTTAGGCACTCTTCTGATAACCAATCTTGCTTAGGGACTTTTTCAAACACACCTGTTCCTTGCATAATAGCAGGGCCAATAGTATACATCCAAGCATCTATAACTTCATCTTTCTTATGAACCTTTACAATTCTTCTTTCATAAAGGCCTGTGTCTACACTTTCGTATATATCATAACCTGCTATATCTGCTTTATCTACATCCATAACTTCAACAACCATACCTTTTGCGTTTCTATCATGCAAAGCGACAGGAAAATGCCTGTGCCCCGGAAAGACTAAAGAAAACCCATTGACACTATATGTGTCTCGTTTTCCATTTCTTAGTGTTCCGTATACTGCTAACTTATTCGTCTTCATCAAAGTCTTCTTTAAAGTTCCAATATTCTTGTAAATCATCAATTGGAAACATTTGGTGTTCATAAAACAACTCATATATCTCAGTTGCTATTAATTGAACATCCATATCGTTATCCAAGCTCCTATTAGAATTGTTGGCATGCTCTAAGACTTGAAGGCATATTTCGTATAGATTCAACTTTCTATTTCCTTTTTAGCTTCTGCAAGCTTTTGTGTGTTATTGCCACTTATTGCATCAAGCTGTTCACTTGAAAAACCTTGAAACAAAGTAACAGATTCAGATTTTTTTTCTGTATCTCTCATACCAGCTATAGCAACAAGCTCTTTTAATAAAGATACTTTATCACTATCTCTAGATGCTTCTGACTCAATAATGTCTTTCATCTTCTCAAGTATGTAAAGAGGCGTTATCTCAGCCTCATTCATTACCTTTTCTATTTCTTCTCGTATCAAACCCTGTATCCTTTTTGTACTCATAAGTAGACCTGCATTCTTTTTAGCATGTTTTCTGCTTTTAGCAGGAAATGCTTTCATAAATGCATCTACTGTATCTTCACCCTTTGCCACATACTTAGCAAATAAAAACTCTTTTCTTGTAGGTGACTTCCTTTCCTTTACTACTTCATAAGCTGTTTTATCTTGAGCACCGAAAGAATACATGTTCTTTCTCATTGCTCCTTTCATCTTTGTTGATTTGTTGCAAACAAAGGAACCTATAACAGTTCTAATGTAATCAACATACACGTTACCTCTTTTTAAAGAACCTCTTTTTAAAACCTGACATACTTGACCATCGTCACATAGTACCCATTCTTCTGACTTTGCAGTTCTCCAATCATGATGTAATACTTGTTTTGGATACCATTCTTGAAACTCAGTCTCATTATCAAATAGATAATAGTCTTTGTTCTTTATCTTTCTTATTTTCACTAAACCTTGATAACTTTACCATCAACTGTACTTACCCCATTTACTATCTGATGAACAGTTACATTGAAGTTTCTGTTCTTATGAAAGTCTACAATAGCAAATGCATGTTGCCAATTATGCTGTCTGTTACCTAACCACTCGTTAGCTTCAGCTCTCATGTCTTTTAAGCATCCTATTGACCATGCTGATTTAACCCCGTCAATATGAGTAATGGATGATTGCTGTATATCATGATGATGTCCATACATAACATTACCACCAAGGCGAAGCAAGTGGTTACGAGTATGATTAACCCCAGCGAAATGATGTCCGTGATAGAAATTGATTTTACCAATCTTAAGCATCTTGCCAATCTTGTGGTACTTGTATCCACGCTCAGCAAGTTTAAGTGCATTCTTAACAAGCATATCATCAGCCAAGTATGGATTTTCCTCAACAAATCTATTAAGCCAATCATCATGGTTCCCCTCAATAAAGTGACGTTGTTTAGTTCCAGCCTTATCTAAAGAAGCATCTATAATATCCATGCCTTTATTTACTTCTTCTATTTCCTTGTAAACAAAAGGTAACTGGTATTCTAATGGAGGTCTTTTCTTTTTCTTCCATTGCCAATGAGACACAGACTCCCATTCACCCGTGTCCCCTAAATCAATATATATATCTGGCTTAACAAGCTCAATAGCCTTACACAATACTTTGATTGCTTTCTTGTCTTCATATGGAAAGTGCTTGTCGGGAGTAACTATAGCTCTTTTCACTTCATTACTCCCTTAAGCACCTTTACTAGGCATATGATAAATAATCCTTCCAAGAAAAACCATAGCTTTCCAGAAATCATTGCTAATGTTACTAATGCTACCTTCATTACTTATCTCCTCTCTTTTTCCACAATAAGTCCCCTACACCTAGTTGAAACAGTCCGTTAGCCAATGTATCAATATAATGCTCATCTTGCTCTGCAAAGCCAGCATTGGTAAGTATAGCATGTATTGTCTCATGTATCAATGTTTCTTTCTTTCTTGAAAGTGTTTGCTCTTTGTCAATGTTGATTACACATTCTTTAGTATTGTGCATACCTAGTACAATACCTCCCTCAACTTTCATCTCATCAACAAGTTTTACTTTGTAATGGTGTCCACCTATTATCATTTGCTCTCCAATAGTTTAGTTACTGTTATTTTATCTTGCATTCCCGGTATAACAATATTCTCAAAGTATTCGCATCCTTTTTCAACTGAACACTTATGACCACTTAACTTTTCAGATAACCTAAATGATAAACCTTTTTCTGTCCTAGTAAAGACACAACCGACGCATTTGCCTGCATCCCAGTTTGCACAATGTGTTCTTGCTATGTTAAGTAATTTATTCATATACCGTACTGGAATATATAAACATAAGTGTAAATATGTCAAGAAATTAATTTATTTTAAAATAGTTCTTGCTTTTTGTGTGTTTTGCTTAGTATATTATTAGGGACTTAAGCCCGGGAGTTACTTAGTTTACTTAGTAAAGAAAGAAAATATATTACTAACGTAATATTAAAAGAAAGAAAGTGGGAATATTACTAACATCACTACTATTACTACCACAAGATGACTTAGACCTAGATAAGTTATTTAAAGAAGCTAAGTGGGAAGAGATAGCAGATGTCCTAGATAAAGGATATGAGGTAGAAAAAGTAACGAAAGTAGCTGGAGTCAGGGGAAGTGAGGCAAAAGACGAGATATTAGATTATTTGTACTATTTAGTGGATACGAAAACAGGGGAAAAATCCATCAAAATAGACTAAGCCTAGTATATATACCAGTTTTACAAGAAAACGTCGTATATAGGCAAAATATCGCCAAATAACACTACTTTAACTCCTTACCTCTACAGAATTTTTACAATATATTTTGAAAACTCTTGCATTAGGCAACTTTTCATAAGTAAATTCAGCTAACAAAAGGGTTGAGAAAATGAAAACTACAATGGAAAAGGCCATGGATAACCATTGGCGAGAAGAATCAAGCTTCAAAAATATTAATGAAGCTATTAGACTAGCAAGAAACATTAGTATTACAGACACTATAGACGCATCTACTAAAGTACGCTATGATTTAGCAGAAATAGTAAGTAGACTACAAAACGCAGATGAGCTAGAAATACTAGATACACCGGAGTATACGGGAAATCTAATACCTTGTAGCTAAAATTAAAGGTAGATGGCTTAATAAAGTACAAGTGCCCAGCAGAGGAAGAATAAAGTACAAGAGAACACTTAAGATGACTGCAGGCTAGTAAGCGTAGCATAGTTCTTACTACCTTAAACTCCCTATTCTTAAAAAATAGCACCAATTTGTGTGTGCCTCTTATTTGCGGCATAGTCCCCCCTTACGTTAGCGAAAGCAAAATTACCTTTAGGTTAGATTTCTCACTTTTTGGTTAGATTCCTTACGTTTACGTTACTTACCTTACGTATACGTTAGCAACCTTCCCTATACGTCACCACTTATTCTTATTGAGATTGAGTCTCATTCTTATCTAATAGGCAAAAAGGCCTGAATTTACGAATAATAAACTACAAATACAATATTTGTTTTTTTGACTGACAGCCGTACATTAAGGCCATGAAAATACCAATGAAAAAACAAAACGCTCAAAACGCTCATACTAGTAGTTATGATGGTATCTACTTGCGAGTTGTTAGGTCGAATGAGTGTAGACGGGCGTTTAACTAGACGTAAAAGGAATAGAATATGTCACAAGTACAAAATACACCAAAAACAAAGCCACTTTCTAACAAAGCTTTTAGACTAGCTTTAGAAGTAGCAGGTACACCAAAAGAAGAAATTGACGTTTTAGTGGCCAATGCTGTAGAAAGAGGGGCCATTACTAAGTCAAGTTCAGGTAAATTGAACGTATTACGAGATGCTTTCCCTACATTTGCAGAAATAGAAAATCAGCTTAACGGATGGTTTGAATCTAATAAGGATGAAATAGATAGTGTCCTTACTAGTAATGGATTCGATAAGGCTAAGAAAATATCTGTAAACGTAAACAAGTAGAACGGCTAAAGTAGAACGAGCCTAGTAGAACGCTAGGCTCTTCTGCTTAAACTTATCTCTAGACTTCGTATCTAGTAGAAGCAAAAATAGTAGATGCGAATTTTATAGATAACAAAAGTCGTAGAGGCAATTATGATAGATAATATAATAGTAGATATGCAATCACCTACTCCACTCGATCTATATAGATATAGTAGTAGTGGCACAGTAGATGTGAATATCTCTAAAAATGGTAGCAGTAGATACACTATTATTATAGATGACTCTTCACTAGATAAGCCAATCGTATTCAAAGATTTTTCTACTTCTATGTTGCAGACATGGAACATAATAGAAATCTTCAGAAAGAAAGCGTATCAAGAGAACAAAGTAGTCAATGTCTATGATAAAGATAGTAGAACTAGTTTCAAGAGAGTAACCCTAGCTACTACATTAAACAGAATAGAAAAAGCAGAAGCACTAGAACGTCAAGCCAAGACAATGGCAAACAGTCGTAGACGCTTTGGTGTTGTACCAACCAAGAGAACTAGAGGTAGACTAGTAGACCCTAAACTCATTAGACCGATACAAAGAGAGGACAGAACATGGTAGAAAGTAAAGATAGAGGTAGCTTGACAAAAGCTATTATGTACCTTATTAGAGATGTATTATTCTACTCTGAACTTGTAGAGATAAAAAAGTTCTTAGAAGAAATAATTATAGAAAAGAAAAAAGAGGGGTATGATGATAGATAAACTCATAGAGAAGATAGAAGAAGTAGGAGAGGTTCTAGCTATATTAGCACCTATCTATTTATTATTACAGCTACTAAGGATATGGTTGTAGATGCAAACATTTCTACCACACGAAGATTTCTCTATCTCTGCTAGTATGCTAGATGATAAAAGACTAGGTAAGCAGAGAGTAGAAGCATTACAGATATACAATGTATTAGTAGGTAATCTTACCAAGAAAGGTAAACCCTACAAAGGTTGGCTAAGACATCCTGCCGTTCTAATGTGGGATGGTCATGTAGAAGCGTTGTTACTCTACAAAAACAAGATGATAGAAGAGTGGATACTTAGAGGTTTCAATAATACAATGGAACTTGTAGGTCTGCCAAATTCTATAGAGATGCCCTCTTGGTTGGGCGACGATAGAGTACACGCTTCTCATAGAAGCAATCTACTACGAAAAGACTTAGAGTATTACTACTCTAGGTACAAATGGGAAGAGCCAATAGACATGGAGTACTATTGGCCTATCTAATAACTAACAAGGAGAATGTATGAAAGAGATACTACACCATCTACTTGGTTCCTGTGGAGAAAGTCATGTCAGTCTACTGACTATACTTTCTAGTGGTGTTGTTATTATGTATAGAGATTATATAGTAGCAGTACTCAAGGAGGTAAGAGATGTTTTCTACCATGTATTCAAATGACGTCTATCTACTAGATACAACTAATGCTAGGTATACTAGTGCTAGTAGTTTCAAAGAGATAGATGTTCTTTACGACTACGATGTCTATGCTAATGACAGACAGCTAGAGTCTTACCATTTTAAGACTATATCATCTAGAGTAGCTAAGATAATAGATGTAGCTAAGATACTAGATGATGAAGATTGGAACAATCCTAACTCTAAGTATATACTAGGTGTTCTAATAGAAACTAAGAAAGGTAGTAATAGAATATTATGTAGAGCTACCGATCTATTGTATTCAGATAGAAGATTATACAATCTAGTAAATGAATATAATTCACATGGACAGAAGATGTACACAGTAAATTATAGCAATTTACTACATAGTAGATATGAAGATAATCTAGATATGATAGAATATCTCTTATCTAGTGCTGAATATAGAATTACTAGTGAGGTTAGACCTCTACATAAGAAGATACAAGATTTAATATTTGTAGATAATACTTATATAAAGCGAGCCTACTATGTAAATAGATTCTATCTAAAAGCTGAATGGCAACAAATATTAGCTGTAGCTATTAGAAAAAATACTAGAAGCAACAAGCTCTACCATACTTGTACTAAGTGTATCGACATAATAAGTGATACATATGTACATAATGAAGATAAGTACTGTAACACTTGCTACAATAATACAGTAGAAAAATGTGATGCTTGTTATACAGATTGCAAATTAACTGACTTAGTAGGTATACTTAGTGTAGAAGATAGAAACACTAGAAGTACATACTTAGATTTAGATATTACTAAGTGTTGTAAGTCTTGTTGGAATAGGCTAATCATCTCTTGTAATCATTGTAGATGCTCTGATGTAATAGACTTTGACCAGCTTCGAGACTTAGAACATCCTACTGATAGGAGACATCTACTAACAGACTTTTCTAGAAACCATGAAGACTATCATAATATTTTAGGCAGTAGATATTGTACGTCTTGTGCCGATCTAAAACTACAGTCTTATCTAGCTAATCCTTTTAGATACAGAAGGCTACCTATGAAACTAGCAACTAAGAGTGATTACAATAGATACATAGGTATAGAAAGTGAGGTTATAACTTGCTACGATGACTCTCAAGAATATGTAGACGCAGTAGGTGAGCCTAACTACTTTGAAGTTATAGAAGATGGCTCTCTAAATTCTGGAGGTGTAGAGTTTGTAACTAATAAGCCTATCATAGGTAATACAGTAGTAGAGGCACTAGATGGACTGGAACAGACACATAGAGAAGATGACAACTATACAGATGAGAGCTGTGGTATACATATACATATGAACGCACTAGACTTCAACTTTACAGAGATACAATCTCTACTAATGATTATGTCTAGGTTACAAGGTTATATCTATAGAGGATTACCTAGCAATAGAACAGATAACACATATTGTAAAGAGATACCTATGAGTCCTAGAAAAATATCTAAAATGAAAAGTCTAACTCATCTAGTAAGCGAATACTACAAGAGTGCAAATACTGACCTTACAGATAGTAAGTATAATGATGCTAGGTACTTTGGTACTAATATACACGCTAGGTTCTACTTAGGCACAATAGAATTTAGATACCATGAGGGTAGTATATACTCTAGACCTATTCAAGAGTGGATACAATTCCTCAATAGAATTATGACAACGGCTACAAGATTACAAAGAGACCCTGTGCTTTGTAGCAGAATTATTTCTGATAAAATACCAACTATGGATATACTTAAAGATATAACAGGTGTATTCGGTGCTGAGTATATAGACAGGAGAATAGATAACAACTAACAAAAGGAGAAAATAGTATGTGTGGAATCTTTGGATTCGCTAAGACTAGTGGTAGACAATCTGATAATCAGATGAGGATTCTTAGAGATGTGTTCACCGAGCTAACAGATGAGTCTTCTATCCGTGGTACGGATAGTACAGGTTTTTCTATTATTGATTCAGATAATAGACATACCTACAAGACGCTTGTAGATTCATCTAGCTTGGTAGATATGCATGACTTTGATGCCAATATTCTATCACGAATAACAAGAGACACTACCATTGTAATGGGTCACGTTAGACTAGCTACACATGGTAAGGTTAAGGTAACTAATGCACATCCGTTTACAGTAGGAGATGTAGTAGGTGTACACAACGGTGTTATCTACAACTACAATCAAGT